TTTGAATCGTTAGGTGTTCAAGTCAAGCCAGTAGAAAACAAACCTAAAAAGAAAAAAGTTAAAAAAGAGGAGTAATAACAAATGGCTATAAGTTCCAAAGTCTATGGTAAAAGCCAATATTCCATAGGTATTAAACAAAAAGCAGTTACTGCATTTGAAGATGGTGCAGCAACTGACACAGCATATCAATTATTACCTGTAATTAATGTATCTGCCCCAGTCCTCAATCTTGTAGAAAGTGGTGAGATACGAAGCAATAATGCAGGTATGATTGAAACTGACTTTGATCAGTTTAGAACAAGAAAAGGTGGATTTGTAACACTTGATTTTGAAGTTCCTGCAGAAAGAGCAGGACTATCAAGATTATTGGCAAATGTATTGCAAGACCATACAGAAAGTGGTAGTTATATTCATACAATAGAATCATCATCATCTAATCCACTTGCAAGACCTGATTTAAGTTCAAGTGCAAGTGCAGTAGGAGATGGTATTCCAAGTATATTTGATATAGCACTATATGGACCAGCAACTGGAGAAGATAAACTAATTTCAAGTGCAGTATTGCAATCATTGACAATGAATTTTGATATGACTGATGGTAGGTTACTATTGAATGGTACTTTCTATTCAGGATTTGCAAGTTCAGATGGATTCAAAGTAGGACAAACATTAACTGGTGGTACAGTAGCTGGAACACCTAATTTAATGTCTGCTTCACCAACACAAATTGAATCATATTTTGATACGAAACAATTTGATGTCAATGGTGTAGCAACTGATGCTATCATTACAGCAGTATCATTTACTTTTGAAAACAATGTTGCAAGAGTAGGTAGAGATGCTAATGGCGATGCAGAAGCCTATGCTTTTGGTGTCCCATCGGTAAACATCACAGGAGAGATTTCTTTCATGTATGATGGAAACTATAATGATGGTGCAGATAATGTATTACAGGACTTCTTAGATGGAACTCCTGCTACATTAACACTACAACAAGGTGATGGTACAATATCAAGTGCAGGTGAAATGAATATTACTGCAGAAGTATATTCAACTGCTGTGAATTACGACCTAAATGCAGACACAGGTGCTATAATTACAATTCCATTTAAAGTAGTACAACCTACTGCAAGTGGTGCACCAAGTGGTACAGCATTTAAGTTCGAGTTCATGGATGGTATAAGTAACACAAGTTGGTAAAGGAGTAAAACATGAAGGTTAAAATGTTCGATAAAGAGTGGGAAGTGAAGAATCCTACTTACAAAGAAAAACGAGAACTACAAAAATTGAGAATGATGGCTTTAGATTCTACTGGTAAAGTAGATACCGAAAAGTTTTATGATTGTCTTGAGTTTGTAGAAAAAATAAGTGGCTTATCAGAAAGCGATTATGTTGCCAAAGATAAGCCCTTAACAATGGGTGAGGTAGATGCTTTGCTTTCGAAATGTCTAAGTGAATTTTTAGATGTTTCAAAAAAAGGCTAATGGCTTTGTCGTCGTATGTGTGGTTTAGCCACTATGGTTATCCACACTTCGACAAAGAGTTTCCTTATAAAAGGCAAAGTCCAATCACTAATAAAGTAAAGACATATAAGGATCAGAAAGATGTATTATTGGAAATTGATAGAGTGTTTGACAAGTTCAAAGATTCTAAATTTTCTATGGGTAGAAACCTATATTTTATATTACCTCTTTTTTGTAATCCAAGATGTCTTTACCAAGATTGGATAGGGGAAACCATTAAAGAATATAAGATGAGTAAGAATCTTAATATTCCGATAGCAAGAAGTTTAGATGAAGCAGATTCATTTATTGTAGACAATTTTTTAATTATAGATAACGAACTAAACTCCATAAGAGAGTATGAGGTAGAAAAGAATGGCAGATAAAAAAATAAGATTATTAGTTCAAGCCGAAGTTAAAAAAGCTGTTCAAGCACTTAACAAAGTAGAAAAAGAACAAAAAGATATAAAGAAGCAAAATGATGGATTAAAGAAAAGTTTTGCTGCTATGGGTGGTGCAATAGCTGCAGCATTTAGTATCCAGGCAATAGCAAATTTTACTGCTTCTGCTGTAAAATTAGGTTCTCAAACCATATCACTTGAACGAAGTTTTAGAAATCTTGGTAAAGCAGTTGATTTTAATGATCAATCATTAGCAAAATTTAGAAAAGCTACTGATGGAACTGTATCAGATGTTGATCTAATGATTCAAGCAAATAATGCTATGTTGCTTGGTATTGTAGAAAATGATGATGCTTTTGCAGATTTGATAGACAATGCACAAAGACTTGCTAAAGCAGTAGGACAAGATGCTTTATTTGGGATTGAGAGTTTAACAACTGGTATCGGTCGTCAATCCAAACTTATGTTAGACAATCTTGGTATTGTGTTAGATACAAATTTAGCTTATCAAAAGTTTGCAGAAGCAAATGGTAAAGCAGTAAAAGATTTAGATGAGAATGAAAGAAAACAAGCATTTGTCCAAGCAGCATTACAATCTACTGCAGAAAAAGTAGCACAACTTGGAGATGAAGAATTAGATGCTACTGATGCTACATTAGCTTTATCATCAGCATTTGAAAATTTACAAGGAACTATCGGAAAAACATTACAAGATGAAGTTGAAGTTACTGCTAATTTTTTCACAAGATTAATTGAAAAAACAGAAAGATTAATTTTAAGAAATGAAGAATTGAAAAAAGCATTACCTTTAACAGGTGGACAACAAAGAACATTACAACCTCTACCTACACCTGAAAGACCTGATATACCATTATTAACAGATGATGAAGATGATATTTTACCTGATATGAATGTAGCAGATGAAACTTATAGCCATCTAATTGAATTGAGTAATAAGTATGCAGAAGAAGAAGCGAAGAATATTAAATTTTTGAAAAAATTAGAAGATGAAGCATATAAAGATAGAATACAAAATAACTTACAATCTGCAATCTTACAAGGACAATCTGCTAAAGAAGCAGGTATATCGGTAGTAAAAGCAGAAGTAGTAGAAGCACAAGCAGGATTGATTTCAAGTATTATGAAAGCATTACCATTCCCATTGAATCTTGCAGTAGCTGCAGGGGCAGGTGGAATGATTGGTAAAGTAACAGATTCTTTATTTTCCTCTTTTGCAACAGGTGGTAGTTTTGTAACAAAAGGCAGAACTACCTTACCTATTGGAAATGGAGTAGTAGTAGGAGATAATGCAAGTGGTATGGAACGAATTGATGTAACACCATTACCGAGCCCTACAAGTAGTGGAAATAACATTACAATAAACATATCTGCACCATTAGTAGATGAAACAGTAGTAGACCACATTATACCAGCTATAAGGAGAGCAGAAAAATTAAACTTATGAGTAATGTAACAAAATCAACTGCTTTTGCATACATACCAAAGAGATTATTTGGAATGAAAAAGAAAAGCATAAAACAAAAACTAAAAAAACCAAAACTAAAATTAAGGAGATATTAAAGTGGAAATTGGCAAAGGAACTAAATTAACATTCAGTATTGAAACACTTATCAGTATTAGTGTAACAATATTTATGGTAGTTGGATTATGGTTTAATCTTCAAGCTGATATACAAGAAGCAAAAGAATTACCTGAACCACCAATCAGTAGAACAGAATATGATCTTAAGGATCAGATGATTAGAAATTCAATTTTAAATACTGAAGAAAAAGTAGAAAAATTAGAAGATAAAGTAGATGACATTAAAGAAGATACAAGAAGTATTAATGAAACCCTACTAAACATGAATAACAATTAGGATATGGATTATGAAAAAATTGATAAATATGTGGCTATTGGTGCTTGGATTATTTACTTCGTCGCTATACTCACAATCAGCATCTTTGGATAGTTTTCAAGATATTCAATTAATGAAGAATGAATTTTGTGCAGTTATAGAAGTGAATGCTTCTTGGAATTGGGCAAACAAAATACCATTAGAAAAATTAGAAAAATGCTATACTGGATATGTAGATATTGCCAATAAAGATATTGGTGCAGTCATACAAAAAGAATGGGACATTAAAGTAGTACCTACCATTATTATCTTTGAGTATGGAGTAGAGGTCAAACGATTTGAAGCAGACTTATCTATGAAATTTAGAGAAGA